CCCCCGCCGCCGCGTCTCATCAGGCGACCGACGCCCGCAGGGTCGGGGCTTCCGACACCATCATCGGGACCTCGTAACGGGCCATCGTGTTCTTCTCCGGCGACAGTTCCTTCGTCTCGCCGCAGATCACCGGGTACACGCCGACGGCCTGACCGGACGCCCACGCAGTGGTCGCGGCGATGTACCGCCGGACGACCAGGAAGCCAGTCTTGCCGCGGATCAGCGTGTTGTAGACGGTGTCGGTGCCGTCCTGCTTCTTGAGCCGCAGGCCCGTGCCGGAGAACTCGCTAATACCGATGCTCTTGGTGTCGAAGGTGGAACCCAGGCTCGACGCGTCGATCTCACCGGTAGTGGGCTCAAGGCCCATCAACCCGTCGCGGGTGACCTTGAAGGTGAGATCCAAACCGCCAGTAAGCTCACTGACGCTCGGCGCAGCCTGGTCAGCGATCGCATCGACGAAGGCGACCCTGGTTTTGCCATCAACGGGAATGTCAGCCATGGTCGGCCCCTTACTTGATCAGCGTGTAGGTGATGGTCGTGGCCGATGACAGCGTCACCGTGGCCACATTGGTGGCCGGGTTGACGTGCGCCGGCAGGATCTTGAATTGCCGCTCGGCCGACGTGGCGACGGTCTGCGCGGTCGTGGTGCCGGGATTGCCGGCCTGAGTGGTGCCCGGGTCGGCGATGGTCACCGTGATGTCCGCACCGGCACCGTTGATGACCCGCAAGAACACCCCCGCGCCGATGTCGGCCGCGGCGATCGTCATAGAAGTAGCCGCGGCAGCCGGGGTCACCGTGGTGGCCGTCGGCGTGACGCGGGTAGCAGAGATCAGCGCCATACCGGCGCCCCCTTCGATCGGAGTTATGCCGGCGCGGATTCGAGCCGGTACACGTCGACCAGGTCCACCACACGGCGGCCAGTCGACTCGTCATCAGGTACGGACTGGGACGACTCATGCCGCACCGGGAAGCACGACCGGCCAGCCACGCTCAGATAGGCATCCAGGAGGGCGTCAGCGACCCGCTGCGCGACCGCCCGGGCCGAAATATCAGTGGCGCCAACGCTGTGGCAGTAAGCGCGCACCACCATCCGCGACGTGCCTTCACCCAGGTCTTCTGACTGGCCGGGCGGGCGGGCGAAGTGGACAGCAACGTACGGCGGGCGGGTACCTTCGGGCACCAGCTGCTCACCTGCGGCCACGCCGTTCGGGCCGGGGAACACCACCAAGCCGGTAGCGCGAAGTTGGGCGAGGATCGCATCAACGTGGTCGTTGAGGGTGCCGCTCACGTCAGCAGCTCCACACCCAGGTCACCGGCGGCGTCGGCCAGCTTCGGCTCCTCAAAGTCCAGCGCCGGGTTGAGGTGCGGCAGTGGCTGGTTGTTGACACTGCCGAACTCGAGGATGCCGCCCAGCGGGCCCTGCCGCGACTCCTTGTCAGGGCCGATCGTCGCCACCGACGTCATGACGTCTTCGCGGTCCAGGTCGTAGCCGATCGACTTCGGATAGTGCGGCAGGTGCGCGTATCCGGTGATCAGGTCCCGGGCGTCGTTCTTCACGGCCAGCGCACCCTTAGACACAACCTTCTCGCCCCTGTCGGGGACCTCCGCAGCCGCCCGTTTCAGCACCGCCTGCAGCTCGTCGAGGCCAGTCACACGTACTGAGGCGCTCACGTTTCCTCCGTGCAGCCGACCCGCCGCGAGGTGGCATCGGTCTTGTGCGCCAACTCCCGCACCACCAGCCGCCGACCAGGAAGATCCGGATCGGTCGCTGAGGTGTTGATGACCACCCGGTCGCCCTCACGCAGCCCCGTCACCGACATCGGTAGCTGGAGCTGCAACTGGACCAGGCGTACGTACTGGGCTCCGGCAGTGTCTGGGATGGCCGACGCAATGCCCGGCTGCTGCACGCGGCACTTACCGGCGTAGACAACCTCCACGTCATCGACGACCGCCCCGCTGGTGGGGTCAGTGGTCGTGGCGATGACGCGCGTGATCGTGCAGGCGTCGACCATCCCCGCCTCAGCTGCCGCACGGCCGCGCGCCAGCGCCGTCGTCCGGGTCATGACTAGGCCGCGATCCGCAGCCGCATACCCGGCGCATTCGATCCGGTATCAGTCACCGCCGGCGTGGTGGCCGTCAGCGCCCCGAAGCTGCCCCGGTCGTAATACTGGACCAGGCCAAGCGCTTGCGCCTGGTTCGACTGCCGGCAGAACGTGCCCGTGATGTCCGAACCTTCCAGCGCCCCGTAGTAGATGCCTGGCGTAATCCATACCGCGGTCCAGGACAGGAACTGCGCGTTCGTCGAGCCTGCCGCCGACTGCAGCGTGGACGCCGACTGGGCCACGACAGGGGCACCGGCTGCCGAGTCGGCAGTAACCGCTACCGGCCCAATAAGGCCGCCGATCACGCTGCCGTTAGCCGCTGACCCGACCGGATAGGACAGGCCGTCCACTGCGCACGCGGTAGGCACCACGATCTGGCAAAGCATCACCCGGCCGGCGACGGCGAAAGTTTGCGACGTCGGAGCGATACCGCCGTGGACCGGAGTTAGCCAGCGGCCGGGGGCGATCCTGGTGGGGATGCGGTGCGAACTCGGCGCGCTCATCGCGGGTCCGATTCAACCGCGTACTGCAGAGCGGTAGTCGCGATCATCCGGACCTGGGCTGTGTCTGCCCCGGCCCGGCCCGGGATGCGCCGGGAGCCAACCAGCGGGTGGCAGTCGTCGCCGCCTACGGTCGGGTCGACGCCGTCGGTGCGGTACCAGATCGTCGACCCGCCGCCGGTCAGGTTGACCAGCTCAACTCCGTCCGGATCAGCGCCGGTAACCGTCACCGACGCGACCGTGTTCGCGGTCAGGGTGCCGCTCTTAGCCTTGGCCATAGCCGGCCTCCTTCACTGTCACAACCGCACTGCACCGGCCCGGCGCCCGTACTTGGCGCGCAAGGCCCTCTGTAGTGCTGGTGAGGCGTCCATCTGGGACGCGGCGGCCTCGTAGGCCACCGCGTAGTCGTCGATTTGCTCGCGGGCCACCCCGGCCGGGTTGCTGTAGGCGCCGCGGGCCAGCGACAACGTCGCCGCCTTGGCCAGCTCCAGGTCCTGGGCGGCGTCGGCGTAGCCATGCGACACCGTGACCTGCACGCTGGACGGGCGCCCGGCGCATTCGGCCCAGCCGCAGGTGCGCCACAGGCGATCACCAAACAGCCGGTACGACTTGGCCGACGTGCCGGCCGTCAATGTCACTCCGTCCAGCACCACCGTGGTCACGGCGGTGACTGGACGTTCGGGCAGGTCAAGCCAGCTAGATGTCGTCCCCAGCAGGCTTAGCTCTGCGTCGGCCACCGCGACGAGGCGCTGCCGGCACGCTGCCTGCACGGTCGCTGTCGCCGCCGCCAGCAGCAGCGTCGCCGTCGGCGTGTCCAGCTCCTGCTGCATCAGCAGGGCCAGATCCGCTGTTGTCGCGAGCATGTCCGCCATCGGANCCTCCCGGGGTCGCCGCCTCGGCGATCAGGCCAGCGGCGGCCAGCGTGGCCAGCTGCTCGGCGGGAACATCGGCGGGAAGTCGGGCGCCGGCGGGAATGTCGACGGCCGCCCGGCCGCCGGGCACGGCCGTTTCCACGGTCACGTACCCGACGATCACCACGTAATCGGCCATCAGTAGTACAGGCCCGTGATCTTGCCGTGAGACTTTTCGCTGCCGTAGGCGAGACCAACCTCGCCGTAGATCTGCACGTTCTCCGACGCGCCGGTCTTAGCCAGCGGCTCGGCGAAGAAGTGACCCTTACCGGGCACCTCCAGGAACACTGGGGCGCACTGCTCCAGCGACGAGAGCATGATCGTGCCCTGCGGCATCTGCCGGTCCAGCATCACGTTGAGGGTGCCGAAGTCGGTGACGAGGGTGTCCATGCTGACACCACCGACGGTCCGCGACAGCTCCTGGAATTTGCCGTACGCCTCGGCGTAGGCGCCGGAGATCTGCCGGCGGGCCGCCGAGTTGCACACCAGGGTCGCGGTGCCGGCGTCCTGGATGCCGCCGTTGTCCCACACCGACTGCGCCAGGTCGTTGATCAGCGACACAGTGACCGTGGGCTGCTTGTACACGTTGATGACGCCATCGGCGGAGACAGCCTGGGTACTGCCACCCTTACTGGTGGACACGGTGAACGTGTTCGCCGACGGGACAGTCAGGACGTAGAAGTAGCCCGCAGTCGCACCAGTCGCCCCGGAGGTGATTGAGATGCGCACCCGGTCGCCGACCGACAGGCCGTGCGACGCCTCGGTGATCAAGTCGCCTGTGTCCGCCCACGCCGAGGCCCCGTCACCGACCAGCGTCTCCGCGTTGACCGCGTTGGTGCTGATCGCGGCCAGCATGCCCCGGGTCTTGCGGGCGGTGCTGTTGTCCGACGGCTTCTGGTAGCTGCCGTTGATGAACGAGTAGTTGACGTCCAGGGCCATCGCCTTGAGTTCCTGGGCGACCTGCCAGTCCAGCTCGTCGGTGATCGGGTTCGTCTCGGCGTTGTTGGTGCCGGCCTTCTGTCCGTAGGCGGCCAGCTTGGTGTAGCTGATGCCGACCTGCGACTGGTGGATCTGGCAGACGTTGGTGACGTTCGCCCGGACCCGCCCGGTCTTAGTGGGTGCGTCCGCGCCTTCCAGGATCGCCGGCTGCGACGCCGACCGTAGGTCGAAGGTCTGCCACTCGAACTCAGTCGAGGTGGCCTGCTTGCCGCCGGACAGACCGCCGATCGCGGACAGGAACGGTGTCTCGGCCGGACTGAGCCCGATCAGGACACCGGTGTAGTTGGGAAGGTTGTAGGTCGTACCGAGCGCGGAAATACCAGACATGGCTGGTGCCCTCCTTTGTGTTGTGGGGGCGCGGCCCGCGCCGGCCCTTCAGTTACTTGATGGGTGCCATCTGGCCGACCAGCTTTTGGTTGGTCAGCCGCAGCACGGTCTTGAGGTCGCCCTTGGCCTGGGCCTCTTTGATCTGGCTGTCTACGTCGACGACGCCGCCCTGGGCGCCCTGCGTCGGGTCTGGCTTCGGCCCCGTCGGCTTGGCGGGCAACGCCGACAGCAGCGCGTCGGCGTCAGCGGCCAGCTCGTCGACGGTGGTGCCGCGCAGCCGCTCCGCGAGGGCTGGCGTTAGGCCTTTGT